GTATCTATAAAATACATAGGATCCAGTGCTACTAAATCCTCAACCCAGGGACTGTGCGAAGGCCTTATTACTAATCCAGGATATTTCCAATCAGTGTAGGTTAGCAATCTACCACGCAATTGCAATTTCTTAGCAGGCTCTATAGGTCGAATTCTTTGCAGAATATATTCAACAGTTTCATGTTGCATAGACTGATACAGTTTGATACTGTTGTCAAAATATACAGATTCATTCTGTTTGATTAGATCCTGAACATGTTGGCGTATGTTATGCAAAGTTTGATCATACTGCTGTAAGTACAGTTTGACTTGATCCTGAGTTGCAAGTAATCGATCTGTCAACTGTGGAAATTGTATCTGACTGTTTTGTATTACATAACTGATACCAGCCAATTCTGCGTTGACACTCGCAGCTGATTCTACACCAAGTGTATCTAAATGATTTAGGTATCCAACTAAGTCACTAAGTATCATTCAAATGAAAATAAGCTAGTAAATGTATTTGCTGTGTTGGTACTTGATTGCAAGTTCCACGACAACACACCCAACAGATTGTCAATTTTTTGATCCACCACAGTGGCTTCCATGTTGGCATCGTCAAACGGCAGTTCTTTAAACCACGCTGGCAAATGATGTTCGTCTGTAGGATATCCAATACTGGTCCACCCTAGAGCATTGCTTTTGAGCTTGCATACTATGGTCTTCATACCATCCACAATTTGCATTGAGTAATTGTCTGAGTTCATGCGTCGCAATGTGTTCCAGTTCAATGCAGCTCGCACATGTCCAGGCATGTTGGACTTGCCGTTCTTTTCTTCTAAATTGCCATATTTGGTCAAGTTATTCACACGCTTGGGTGAGCCTTTTTCCCAACCAGGGCGTTCAATAAATTTGTACTTGAATTCCCTAATACATTCCACGATTTCTTCTCTCTGTGTTCCTGTTAGGACCTTATTTAGAAGATCGCTAAGGAACTCTTGAATAACCACTGGGGTATCACTGCGCTTCAAATCCAAACCCATGGCCTTTACTTTGCCTGGTCGGCCATTCACATCCACACGCTTGTTCTCTTTGTCAATGTACAGCACCGCATAACGCTTCTTGGTAATAAACAAACCAGTACGTGCTACAATTTCTCGACCACCACGAATCACAGATCCCATATCTCGTGGACAATGAAATGCCTGTTCCATGAATCCAGGAAACGAATTATTCACTTGTTCAGCTATGGAGTTATACAATGCAATACAAGTTTCAGCAGACCACTCCATTCTACCATCTTCAACTTCAGCTTGAACCATTGGCCACGCTGAAAAGTAACAAGAGTCTGTGTCACCATATATAATGCTTTTGCCGCTGTGGTCGTATTCGCCAGTGATGCATTCATTCACATATGCATCCATGTGTTTAGCAATACTGCGACCCACAAGAGTAGTAGATTGCCCAATACGTTTATCAAAAAATCTACAGCCCGGATTCAAGATAGCACCATACAAGCTGTTTAGATTAATCTTCTTGACCAATTGACGTTTATCCCAGTATTCAAACTGCACATCGTCTTTGCCTTCAAACTCTCGTGCTTTCTTCTGCATATCTTTACGCTCGGCATACCAGCGTTTGAGCAAGCCTGGAATCACACCTTCTTTTTCATAGGTGAATATAGTGCCATTGGCACTGAGAATCCACGGTTGATTAGAATCAAACAGCATTTTCCAAATCTCAGCAGCTGAGTGAACAGTTTCCTCACCATCTTGCCAGTCTATTGTGATCTCTGTACCACGTTGCTGTTCCATCACGGCTGTGTATTCCAAGCTGGCAAACAATCCTTCCCATGCAGCAGCAAAGCTATCTCCACCAGCTATTTTGTCTTGGATCAACCGATCAGTCATTGTGGGTCTGAGTTGACCAACAATGGTTTCTGGGCCCATGTTAAGGGCCCGAATAGCACTGGGATAGAGCGAGTTGATGTCGATGCTACCAATCCAGTCGTGGATTCCTTTTTTGGGATAAGCAACATAGGCACCTGCGGCTTGCGTGTCTTCATCTGTGAATCTTTCTTTACGGTTAGGAACTACCATACCACGTTCGTGAGCTTCAATAATAATAGCTTGCTCAGTCACGGCCACTGCACCCATTGTGGTTTGCAACAGCACGGTATTTTCATGTGCTAGTGTATTGGCCAAGCTGAGAAATTTAAGTTTCTTATCCAGCTTGCCAATTAGCATTGTGTCTTGACGGTTGTAATCAATAAAGATTTTGAAGTTCTGGTTGTATAGTTGATCTAGTGTGCCTTCGAATGCAGTCTTGCGACCAATTTCTTCGTATTCGCCAATGGCGTCTAACGCATAGCTATGACGTTCTTCATAAGTGTATTTGCGGTACAATTGCATATAATCCATATGCACTCGTCCTACCAAATCATAAGTTTGATTCTCTGCACCAAAGCGTTCAAACACACGTGGTTTGGGAAACTGGTTCCACAAACACATGCGTCTGGTATCATCTTTGCTGAGCACTCTGGTGATTCGATTCACTGTGTACGGAATGTCATACCCTTCTGAATTCCATCCAGTGAGAATGTCTGCATCTTCAATTAGATCCAGAAATGTGTTCAGCATGTCTGCTTCTTTTTCAAACATAAAGCAGTTGTCAAACTCTGCTGCAATCTCCTTTGCAGTTTCCATGCTCATGTGGCGCGGAGGCACTGCCAGCGTCACAATCTGATCCAGCCAATCCATGTATACTGAAATAGCAGTGATTGGATTGAACGGATCAGTCACCGGCGAGAAACCACGTTTTGGATCAAAGTCTACTTCGATGTCATAGAATGCTGTGTGCAGTTCAGGGCCATCTTTGCCTTTGTAGTTGTCCTCTAAACAACGAAAGATAGGATTTATATCACTTTCGTAGATTTTCTTACTGGAGTGCATACGCACTTCTTTTCGAAACTCTTTGTTGTTGCGTGAGGAAAATCTACTTACCGGTGTGTCGTATATGCTACGAAACTTGCCCTTGGGGTCGTCATAGTAAAGCACATAGTTGACCGGATACTCTTGGTATACTCGTTGGCCATTTCGGCGTTCTACCACGTGAATTCGATCGTGTGCTCGGTCATATAACGCATCAACATATGACATGAAAATTTTCCTTTTTAAGTATCAGCTTATTACTTGCTGGATTCGAGGCGTCAAAGTAACTCATTGATCTCCGATATTATTAATAACTTTATTGTACCATACTTGATCATCGTCGAGCATAAAAAATAGCCCAGTTGACATGTAGTGATGTTTCTCGCAAATTTTTCTAATACGATCTAATATATTTTTTTGATCTGGCGAGCTAACGTTCATATTTGGTATTTGATCTTCTGTTATTACAATTCCATGTTCTTGCAAAAAAGAACATGTTATTGTGTTACTTTGAATAGTTGGATGATCCAATGGCAACCATTTTATTTTTTTAATATTATCACCAAACATTAGAGTCAGCGGATACGAATGGTGATCAAAATATCCCGACGACAAGAATTTTTCAAATCTTGGATCGTCGATGACTGACGTCAACTGATTTTGATATAAAAATTGTGTTGTCCCACGTAGGTGTCTTTCATAAGGATTGGATATGTGAGCAAATACAGTATCGTTTGACCAGTCAATATCCTCTGACAAGAAGGTGGGCCAATTCAGTACGTTGCCAAACAGCACTTCATAAGAAGTTGCGGCATTTTTATAAATTGGTATATAGACCAGGTGCTTAAAACGATATGCTCTCATTGTTTTCCATTTGTGGCTGATTGGCCATGATTTATGTTAGACAAATCTATTTGTATAGATTGAATAAAATTAGTCAACAAAGTGTCAGTCACAGACTGGGTACACAATTGATCAAACCATAATTTTAAGTCTTCATAATTACTAATCAACTGGTGCGCAGAGTAAGGTGATTTTTTTGAAAAATCAAAATCTGTTGACTTATCAAGTCCAAACAGTGAAAAAAGATATGTTGAGTCAGCAATCAGTGGTTCATAGTAGGCAACCGCAGCTGAAGGAAATCTTTTTTGAGATATAGCTTGGTGACATCTCACATACCAAAAAGTAGATTCAAATTCATCTTTAGTTACAAAAAAAGGTTTAACATGTTTAAGTGTATATGACACAAATTCATTGGTACGACGTCCAATTATTGTGCTTGCTATTGTGTTAAAATCATCAAATCTTTTGCTAATCACAACCAACTGGTCAGTAGTTGATTCAATCATTGGATTGTGAGTATGAATAGTCAAACATTCAAAATGATCTTGCAAATTATGTTTAACTAACTGTGACCCAGTTCTTCCAGCAGTAATAACAATGATAGATTCAAAATTTTTCATTTATAAAAAACACACAATCTTAATACTGTTGAACTATAAGTTTGATTAATCCAATTGAGTCAATAATACTTATTATCAAATAATTACCTAGGATGCCAAAGCTGCCACGAGAGTAGGCACACCATGCCATAATCAAACATCCAGTAATAAACGCTGTGTACAGCGGAATGAATGGCAGATTGGGCACAGTGATAGCATATGTCACACTACATCCAACACTGATAGCCCACCCTAGCATTTCCAAACAGAAACGCAGTGGGTAGGCATTGAAATCAGACCGGACGTAGTGGACTATATTGCTGCGCCACTCTTGAAATCTAGTGGTCAAAGTGTTTTGCCCACAGTTTCTAGGATAGTTTCTAGCAATTCGTAATCTTGTTTGGCTTTACCGAACTCGGCTTTGTGTGCCAGTTTGATGGCTTTTTTCAGCACGCCTGGTTTGATTTCTAATTCTTCAGCAATGGCCTTGATGGTATCATTGAGTCCGCCAGTGAGTGTTTCAATCTCCTGTGTGACCTGCATACCTTCCTGAATAATCTGAATCAGCTTAATTTTCTGATCGCCGTTGAATGTTTTTTGAGTGTTCATAGAGTTTTCCAGTAAAAATACATTATAGCAACTGTGTTGACTATATGCAAGTGTTTTGGTTAACTCATTGGCCGTTTAGCATTTGTGCTATCAATGCTCGACGTTTCACACGACTTTCACTCACGGTCTTGGATCCAGTGTTGGGTTTTTTTGGTTGCTCGGCTTGTGGCACATTTTTGTACACACGCTTGACAGGATCGTATACAGTTTTCATTGGTCCTGCGCCTGCTAGCTGCTTGAGTTGGGACATTGCTGCATCAAATGCATCAGCGTCCATGTTTCCAACTTTTTTGCCTTCGTCCATGGCCAATTGGTCAGAACCGTCTGCTTGTGTAGCGCCTTCGCCGTCGGCATCAAAAGCTACCATTTCTACTTTGGGCCACATACGTGCAGGCACATACAGAATACCCGAAGTTTCGTCATGATCAATCTGGTCGCCAAAGCGAGCCATTACTGCATTGTATGCCCGTTCACTGTTGACGCTAAAGCCCACGGTGTCAGTATCGTCGATACCGCTGTAGCCACCCTCCGCCACACCTTGCTTTACATTATCTGATGTGCCAAATTCTACTTTTAGTTTAGCGTTTTTCCAAATTGGGTTATTTGACTGAACTCTTTGTTGCATCAAGTATATAGTGGATATGCGATGTGCCCCGTCTTGTAATTTGCCATCTAAAACTATTATAGGAGGCCAGTTTTTATAGGCATCGGGTC